GTACTGACCAAGAAAGTAAAAACTTACGCTAGGACCTTGACTCACAACTTCGTGCCTAGATACATTAGAGTTAGCGGAAGAGGGGGTGTGTACATGTGCGGACTAGCTGAAGCGGATTATGTCTTTGTCACAAGACGAGAGTCTACAATCGATGAGAAAGGGAGTTGGACATACATATGGCGTGGCATGGTTATGGGCGGTTACATCTTGCGTGTTGGTAGAACAAGCTATATGTACATGTCGACGAGCGACACAATCACAGGAGCACCGTACGTTAAATCAGCAATAGCATCTTATGCGGTCGTGGGCATGCGTGACTACTATTACAATGACCCTACAAACATTAAAAATCTTGAGTTACATTTCGGAAATAAGTATAAGAACCGGAGGCCAACAGAAAAAGACTTGAAGAGATTGAGAAACTTGCCTTCGTCAAAAATTACCGGCATGCACCATACGCATTATAACGTGTCTGAGATGTTAGAAGCTTTAATGCATGACGACGAGATTGAACTTGATCAAGTAGTTACATCGATTTCACTAATGGAGAACGCTACACAGGCTTTCGCATCCGGCACGCTTGGTTGGTACTACAGCCTTCAACCTGCACTGAGGAAAATAGTGAGCAGAGCGGACATGTGGTCAAAAACTACTGTAGAAGACTGGGCAAAGAGTGCAAAACATGCATCCCGCTTCATGAAGGCAATGCAGAATTGTATCGAAGCCGATCTGCGGCAAGTTTTTGAAATAGACGTACTTGCGAATAGAGGCGTTGGCTCGATCGATTGGGAAGCGGAGAAAGACCACAGGGTCAAACCAGATGTAGTCGATATACCATACACTGAAGTTTACCAGGAAGCGGTCAAAATATTTAGGCGTGCCGCGAACGAGGGCAGGCGGCCACCTTCCATGTCGTGGGAGAAATACTGGAAGTCGAGATGGCAATTTACACCAACGGGATCAGTCCATTCACAACATGATGACGATGCGCAGTGGATATTCAAAGATCGAACATTAAGGAACAAGTTCATGACGTTGATAAGGATGCCAAACGATACGCCGATTGACTTCTTTTTGGACAAATTTCCTGAGACGCATGCTTGGTCATCCATCAAATGGGAGTGGGCGAAGCTGAGAGCCATATACGGGGTAGATCTTGCAACATTTGTATTGACTAACTTCGGAATGTACATGTGTGAGGAAGTACTTCCCGGTGACTTCCCAGTAGGCTCAAAGTCGAACGACAATTATGTTAAATCAGCAGTAGAAGGCGTTCTAGATGGTAATAGCCCGTACGCATTTGATTTTGCTGATTTCAATGCTCAACACCCAACACATGCGATGAAAGCAGTCATCCATGCTTTTAGAGATGCTTACGGTCAATTTCTGACCGATGAGCAAGTTAAGGCAATTGATTGGATATTTGCGGCTCACGACAACGTGTACGTGCATGACAATATGGGGCTACATGAAGTATACAAATCCATGGGGACTTTGTTGAGCGGGCACAGGCTAACAACGTTCATTAATTCGGTATTGAATAAAATATATTCTCG